CATAGTGGGAATACCGACGAGCATACCTCAGGTTGCCTGATAGTTGGAGAGACACAACAAGACTTAGATGTAAGTAAAGATGGGTTTGTAGGTAGCAGCGTAGTAGCTTATAAGAAGATGTATTCTAAAGTAGCTAATCAATTGCTACAAGGTAAAGAAGTAACTATTGAATACACAACTATTGATAAGTTATTAGCAGGTAAGCCTGCAGTAGATAACAAATCTAAAGACCATGTAGTATTAACTAGCACAGTTATGGAAAAATTAGAAGAGATAAATGGGAATGTTCTAGTAGGAAATGCTATGCTTAAAGGTAGATTAATAAACTAATGTTTGAAAGATTAAAAAGAAAAAGAAATACCGATGGTACATTCAAGAAGGATGTGGCGTGGACCCCTTGGAACGAAGCATGGAGTTATAAAATGAGTGAAGACTTAAAAGATATGATTGAGCGTACAGCTTGGACATTCGTTGAAGCCTTTATTGGTGCCTTAACAGTTGCTCCTCTTGTGGGTATAGATGCTGGAGCACTCCAGTTAGCTGCACTTGCAGGTGGTGGTGCTGCATTAGCAGTAGTTAAGACATACGCTAAGAAACAAATCAGTAAGTAGTCTTATGCCTATATCTAAAAAAGGTAAGAAGAAGTCTTATGGTAAAAAACCAAGAAAGAAGACACGCTACTAAACACTGTAAGAAATGTAGTACTCTTTTAGAATTACATAAATCACATTACGTATGTAAGAATTTAGGATGTATTAAGTATATGGTTAAAGCTAAGAGGAAAGCTAAGCCTAAGACTTAGCTTCCTTTAGTTTATCTATCCATTCAGATGCATTCTTCTTAGTCATTGTACCTTCAACTAGCATCTTCATAGCTTCGTTAGCTACTTGCTTAGCTTCTGCACTACCACTGTCTGTACATTCAGTAGCTAAAGTTTGAATAAACTTCTTTTGTGCATCGCTAACTGGTTCGCCTTCCCATTTACCACTAGGTATGTCTACCATTCCGTCTCCTTGTATCTCAACAGCATCAGTAAATACACTTTGTACTTTCTCAACGCCATTCATTTCATCAAAGGGTTTCATCTTTGAACCCTCAGCTTTATGTTTCTCATAAAAGTCTTCTGCAAAATCCATGAACATCTTCTGTTGTTCCATGTCCCATAGCTCCATATCTCCAGGTGCTTTCTTCATAAGCATACGATTGTATGCAGTATCGTATGTCATCTTTGCATACTCTTTATTACTATCACACATATTGAAGATTAAGTTCTTCATGTTTGTTTCTATTGGTAATTCTTTCACAGTATCTTTAGAAGGGGATGTCCCAGTCTTTGGTGTTACCTCTTTTTTTTTAGGGACATCAGGGGTTTCACCGCCCGTTGTCTTTGACATCTCTTCTCTACTAGGTCTTGGTGCTTTACTACCTTGATACATCCAGTTAGCTAATGCTCTACCTATAGCAGAAGTCTCACAGTTTTCTACCCATGCATCTGTATTAGCAAACCCACCTTGTCCTTTAGTTTCTTGTGCTATACCTGTAGATATAACTCTGTCTTCTAAATAAACTTCAGCTTTAATTGTTATACATGTACCATCATCAGTTATATGTACAACATTTGTTTCTATCTTACCATTAGGATTATCAGCCCAGTATTTCTTGAGTCGGTCTTCAACCGTTTCGTAATTATCTAAATTAAATTTAGCCATTGTCTTCCTTTCTTATTTAAATATATTAATCGTTATGCGTTTATAAATGTACCAAAGTATGTTACTTTGTTGAACATGTAACAAGAGCTGTTCTTGCATTGTAGATTACCTGCAACGCTGAACAATACCCTTCCACAATAAACGCATGACGTTCCATTAACTATCATCATATGTACCTATGTATAGTATATACCACTATTCCAAATCTACCAAGTATTCAGCTGTTACACCCTTGTCAGGTTTGACGAAGAGTACGTATTGGCAAGGTCTACCCATACTTGCTAACTGTTCTTGGGCAAATGTGTTATAACTTTCAGTACTACCATTACACCAGAACCTAATATCATTAATGTATTGTGTGTTAGGTGTATGGAAATGTCCTGCTACTGCATAGTCAAAGTCTTCCATAAGTCCTTGACTTGCTAATGTCTTCCAACCTTGTATCTTCTTACCGAATCCATACCATGGAAACCCTGCAAATCCACGTACTTGGTCACCATGGAATAAGAAAAACCTAGCCTTTCTACCTAGATTAGCTACTGTATACCATGCTCTTTCATTCTTTTTGTATGCAACATGCCACTTCATACGTGGCTCATTAGCAAATAGCTGAGACATTATGTTACCTAACATAGCATCAGCATTAGTTTCAGGATGCATATCTTTACGTGCTCTACCACCTAAAGACCCATGGTTACCTATAACCCAATGGCATTCCACTTCATCAAAGTGTGAGAGTAAGATACTAAAGAATTTATATAGTATACGTGGTCCATCTACTGTAACCTGTGAGTATAAGGAACTATCAATCAAGTGAGATTGTCCCGGAAAGATTAACTCTCCCTCTACTATATCTCCTAGTGCAAGTACAACACATTTGTTTACAGCATGGTCTGAACGTTGTATGTCTGCTAGTTTGCATATCTTTTCTGCATACCTAACTACTCTTTCTTCTGCTATCTCTGTGCTATACGTAGGTGTTATCTTAGCTAACTGAATATCTGACAGTAAAGGAACACAAATCTCTGGTGCTTCTTTCTGTTTCTTCTTGCTCTTGGTCGGTGGTTTCACCGGTCGTAAGTCAAGCTCTTTTATACCATCTGATATAGCCATGTTCATAGCTTCTACCATGTCAGCTTTCTTATCCGATAGTTTGTCTATCTTCTTACGTTGTCTTTCAATTACTTTTTTTAAATCAAGGATACGTTCATCAGTAACTTCAGTTACTAAGTCTAGGATTTCCTTTTTATTCGGCTTTTCCATTTTGATATCGTGCTTTCTGCTACATGGTCGTTAAACTCATCAGCTAATATGTGTGATACTGTTCTTGGTGATATGTCTTTGCCATTATCTAGCTCAACTTCTAAGAGTTTTATAAACTCTCTACCATCTTCACTTAATCTCTCTATGAAACTAGCGTTAAGATTTCCTACTGTTGCTCTAGCAATTAGGTCTGACACTTTTTCTGTTTGTTCTTTGTCTGTCATATGTGATAGCTTAGCATTGTTTGGAAACTAATCGTGTGTATATAGGATAAATTTTTTTCATATCGCCACGCGATACGAGACAAAAAAAAGGGGATACCCCACGTGTGTGAGGTATCCCCTTAGTGTTAGGTATGAAAGAGAGTGCCAAACAAACCTAACACTTAAATGTTATTTTGTTGTAACACCCTTCGCATACTCAACCATAGCTTCAATATCTTCTAGTATGGTTATCTTATGTTTCTTACATAAGTCATAACAGAAGTCTATTATTTCTTCAGTTGTATCATAACCACAGTCATGATATTGCTTTGTCTTGTCATCTAATTTCTGTAAGATACCAACAATCTGCATGTCTGATATGAGTATTCTAGGTTGTGGTTGTCTAGCTAACCATAGGATTGCAGGAACATCTACTAAGTTATTCCCAAAGTGTTGCTTATATATAGCAGTATCTTCATGGATACTTGTTATCCTTCGTTGTTTCTCAGCGAATACTTCTATATATCCTTCAACTTCACCATCATCACTAGCTCTGTTACCTGCATAACCTACTATCTTCACAGCAGGTAAGGACTTAAGTATGTTGTCTATATCCTCATTACTGAAGTTCATACTTCCACTACAATCAATGGCTATAGTGCCACCTTTCATACTGCGTTTGTTAGCCCATACATACTTATCAGTAGCCCACCTGTTCATGTACTTAGGTACTGCACCAACATCACTAGGTCTATACCTACGTGCTTTTAGTTTGTTTGCTAAGTCAGAGGTCAGCTTACCTGTAACGAACTGAGTTCTAGCCCATCTCGTTTTAGTTTGAGGTAGCTTATCTGTACGTGCAGGTGCCTTACCTGAAGGTGTACCACCCTCAATAGCTTGGTCTATCATCTGCATAATAGAACTATCTAACTCTTTATACTTACGACTTTCCTTAGTCATAACCTTGCTATTAGATAACTTATCTTGTACCTTAGCTTCGTGTGGTGCTAAGTTTAAGTTCATCTGTTCTTTAAGTTTAGTTACCTTACCTTCCATAAGGAACTGATAGAACAACGCAAGTCTTTTAACTTGCTTACGTTTAGGTGTTAGGTTATTGCTGTACCACTTAGCAGGATAAATCCTATACATTATCTGTTGTTGTATATTGCTTATCTTATATAAGTTAGCCAACCTACGATTTAACTCGTTCTGACCTAACGCATCTTCACTACTTGAACCAAACAATGAGGTGTTATTAGAATTGATACCATCTAATATCCTTGCTAACTTATCAGCTTTACCTGTAAATAACATGGAAAACTCAGTTAATCCTTCTTCCTCATGTGTGTCTATGATTGCCCAGAAATTATCTGCTTTATCAAGAACATCTTCATCAAGATATAAGACTAAGTCTTTAACCTTGCTTATCATATGATTGAAGTTCTGTGCATCTGCATACGTAAACAAAGATATGAACTGTCCAAGCTCGGCATATGGTATATCCTTCTGGGACATACACCTGAATATCATATCTAACATCAGGTCTGGACATATGATACCGAACTTATCTATCTCGTATCTTAGATACTGACCTGAATAGTTCCAATAGTATTGACCTTTCGCTTTACGCTTAGCCATTTCTTTTTCGTGTGCCTTACGCCTTCCTCTATTCACCTTGTTATATGTAGCCATATATACTCGGTGAGTATTGTATGCTCTTTGCAACACATCTTTACGTATACTCTTGACACCAACCATTACAGGTAGCTCAAACATTTCCTCATACATAACTAACTTACGTAAGTTCCTTGCATGATTTTCTTTCTTTGTTATGTTTATCCACTCACCTTCTTGGAATTTATCATACTGATTATCCGATTGGTACTTTGCTACGTTGAAGCAATCAATCATACTTCTGAGGTGGTAAGGTACAGACCTATCGCTACCTCTAGCATGATGTATCTTTGCTACATTCGTTAGTCTTTTAACCCAATCAATCTCTGTACATTCACATAAGGTATCATCAATAGTTACTGCTGTTGCATGTACTCTATCTATGCTTGGACTTTCACCATAACCTACCTTATACTCACGCCTGTCGAGTATCTCGGGATATATCATACCTTTACTCATTCTTCTTCCTCACTTGTAATCCAACTATTATGTATACGATTACCTTCAGCATCAAATGAGTAACCACCAGCCATTATTCTTCTTCTTCCATAGCATTCATGGTGTCCAGAGTATCAATGATATCATCTGCATAATCATTGAATACTGCTCTAGCACTCATCTCTATGTCCATGATTTCAGTTAGCTTAGCAAACTCAGACCAAGCACGTATGCTTGTTCTTCTATCCTCATCTTCTATAACTGAGAAGTCGTTAGCTATCTTTCTGTATTCCTTTGGTAGTGTTAGCAACGCAGTAGGGTGTACTCTGTCAATGTTAATCTTGACAGGGAACCTATCACGTAGTGCTAGTGGTAGTGTGTCAGGTGTGCCGTTCATTGTTGCTACAACATTAAAATTATCCAATGGTGCAACGTGTTCCTGTTGTGTATTGGGTAAAGTCATACCTGCAAACTCTTTGTCATCAAGTATGTTGTGCAAGAACGTAAGCACATCTCCACCTGCATGGTCAATCTCATTCAAGACTAACCTACTACCATCAATCCATGATTGGACTGCTATACCATGTAGCCAATCCATACCATTGCTGTCGTTAGGTATGAAGTGTCCACGTAATTCCATAGCACTACCATCTTCTGTTAGTGTTATGGTTTCTACTTTCTGTCCTTCTTTTAGGTTATACTTGGTAGCTTGGTAACTCTTACCTGTGCCAGGTACACCATATAGAAGTACTCTATCGGAAAAGCCAATAACTTTACTAGCTAACTTCCAACATTCTGCAATCTCTTTCATTACTCTCTCTCTTTCTGTTCTGTTTAGAACGTGTTATACATTGCATATAATCTAACGACACCCTCTTCTGAGTTTATACGTGTAGAGTATTTGCCTTGCTTAGTTGTCTTGATATCAAAGTGATACTTGGCTACTTGTCGCAACTGATTTGCAACTTGATAACCCTTTCTCTTCTTTGGTATCTTTATTTCGGCTACCACTATCCACTCGTTCATGTTAGCTTCCATATAATCACACACTTTATCTGTGAAATACTTTGGCTTATTCACCAATGGTTGTGGTGTTCTTTCAGGTGGTAACTTATCCACCTTATAGGGTATGCTACCCATTATTCTTCCTCGCCTTCTGATGAAAGGTAATCCTTAATACTATCCATCATCTCTTTGGTTACTTTGTCCAAGTCTGCACTCTCAAAGTCTGTTGCCAATGCTCTAGCTTGTGGTGTGTTAGGTAACACATTAAAGATAGACATAGGTATATCAACATATATCTGATGTGTAGTTACTTGTCCTTTCTCTGCTTGTGATTGGTCTTTCATTACGACTTCCCAACCTGTACGTATATGTGCTTCACAAGGTACACCTTGCTTATGCATGTGTGTCATATACAATACCAAGTAGCATGGAAATCTACCATCAGCATCATCAAAGAACGTATCAACTATCTGTCTGTTGAAGTTGTTATCTATTGCTGATTGATTTAATACTTTGAGTATGTCCAAAGTAATTGCTACTTGTTTGGTATCAATCATCTGTATGTCATCACCTTCTGTGAAGCCACGTATGATACCATTCTCATCATGGTCTTTGTAATCTGCCATTACTTTAACCCCTTAACGAACTCTCTAGCTATAAGTTCTTTCTCAAACTTATTGCTTGGTTTCTTAGGTAGTGTTGTTAGCTCAAACGTATATAGTTCTTTGCTAATCTTGTTAGTACGGATAGACCAACCACGTTTACGTAAGTTAAATATAACTGCACCTGCTCTAAGGCAGTTGAGTTTATATGCGAACTCACCATTAGTAATTGGATATCCATCTTTGAATGCAACTAACAAAGCCCAAGCTATCAACTTAGATTTGTTATCTACATAGAAGGGAACTATGTTGCCACGAAAATGTCGTACCAATTTAGTCTTACTCTTCTTCATCTTTCGTACCTTCTTTCTGCTTCATGGACTGTGATATTAAATTCACAATCGCTTGTTCATCATCACTTGTAGGTGTAAACATATCAACCTTATCTATCTCATAGACAAGTATGTTGGTTATGTCATAATGGCTAATCATATCCAACTCTTCTTGTTCAATGTTCCCACCTGTATGCAACCTGTGATGTATCTCTTGCATACTATCTGTTAATCCCTCTGCCATATGATTAACTATCTCTACATAGTCGCTCATGTTTGCATAGGTATCAGATAACTTTGGTGCTAGGTTACCATCTTGTTGGTCTTTGAATAATCCTTTAAGGATATCAACACCAAACTGTTGGTGCATGAAAGCTGACATCTGTCTTACATAGACTTCAACTCTCATTACTACCTCGCCTACACTACAAGCATTTACCTTGCAATATAAGTTAGGCATTGCATCATGTTCTGACTTAATCATCACCATGTAATCTCTAGCCGTTCTCTCAGGGATAGTGAATGTTTGGTTATGTCCTTCTTGCATCATGCCTAAGAAGTCCATTACTCATCACCTTCCTTCTCTTTCTCTTTAAGATACTTCTCAAATCCATCAGCTATATCATCAGCTATATCGCCACTAGCCATGACTTCGCCTTGTATCTTATCTGTATTGATAACCATTACGCCATCTACTTGGAACTGATTATGGTCTACTGACCAATCTCTCAGTTCTATAATCTGTTCCTCAGTTAGTTCTTCGCCATTGACTAATGTCGTTAGTGCTTTACCTGTCAGTTCCATAAAGTTATTCATGATACTGCCCTGCATATGTGCGTTGGCTATACTGATTGCCTTACCGAATGCTTCCTCTGGTGAGATAGCTACTAAGTCATAACTCAAAGTCGGTGGCGTATGTCTTGAACTCATCAACGTTACCTTGTATGACTTCTGTTGAAGCACATCTTCAGGTATAGATGATGAGGTATTTCTCTTTCTCTTACTCACATGTACCACATGTACCTTTCTGTGCTTCAGCAATCACTTGACCTACTGCTTCAACACGTTCTGTTTCAGGATTTAAATCAAAGAGTATGACACTCTTGTCATGTCTCTGACACCACACTTGAAATCCTGTAGGTGTGAAACCACACTCTAACTTCGCATACTCTCGTGGTGCTATGCCTTTATCTAATTCCGATATACATTCTTTACAATGTACAAAGGAAACTATTTTTGTCTTATCGTATATCTCGCCTAATACCATACACTCTCCTCTCATGGTTAGGGGTACAAGCTAGTTGTGTTAGTACGTATACCTATGGGAGAAGATATATGATAACTAGCTCGTACCTTGTAACACACACTACCAACATGGGTGAGAGTAGTATGTGCTACAAGCTACGGCTGGGTGTATGAAACAGGGCTGTGTTTTAATCCCCAGCTATAGCTCTTGATTACGTTATGACAGGGTTGCACCACGTAAATCTAGGTAGGTACTACGCCTTTCTGTAGTGTTGAACTCATTTAAATATACGAAGCTATTGCTAGTATCGTACCCCCGTTAGAGTTGTTCAACAACTACACGCATGTACCTACCTTAGTATTGTGTTAGTGTTAGGTTATAATTCTTCATCATGACCGAAACAAGTACACTCATTTGGTATCTCATATCCATCATCATCTAATTCTGCTTCTTTGAATGGAACAAAGCCACAACCTAGACAGTCTCTTGCTGTCATGAGTTGCTTTATAACCCACGCTTTCTTCCTTCGCTCTCGTTTATCTTGCATGGCTACTATCTCATCTACAGTCATCATCTTCGCACTACCATCTGCATTAGTACCTACATGTATCTCTTCTAATCTCTCATCAGTAGGTATATAGTGTGTATTCTCACCATACTGTAGCCCTTTATCACTCATTAACTCTTCATTCTTTGTAACTAAATCATGCAATCCATCTTTCTTGCATTGATAACAGATACTATCCTTAGAGTTAGTGTTGCCTTGACAAAACATACATGACTTCGGAAACATAGATACCTTATCTACTGCTTTCGGATTAGAGAAGTCCATGCCTCTCATACCCATGTATGGTTTACCTGAATTGGTATACTTACCCATTGTATTCTCCTAACATAATCAATCGTAATAACTCAAAAGAAAAAACTTTTGAATTTCCAAATTACTTTAATCTTCCTTAAATCACAGGGGTGTTTTTTTTTCAGTAAGTAGAAAAGCTAACACGTTATAGTAATCTATCCTTCTATGTATATAAAGATAAAGCTATTTGCTTTTTTATTACTTTAATTTCTTTAATATCGTAGGGGTGTTTTTTTTTTTTTCAGTTAATTATATTTATTATTATTATATTTATTATTATTATTTATTAATTATTATGTTGGTGTGGGCGAGTATGGTATCTTTTAATTCCTTAGAGAATACATACTGAGTTCTTGTTTATAAGGGGGAACTTAATCCCCCCTATATTATATGAAAGTTATTTCATCTATCTTGATATGTTTAATCATGCTAGAGAATATACTATCATCAAGCCATTGCCACATGTCTGTGATAGCTTGAAATTCTGCGTCCTGTTCTGTTTCAGCAGAGACCTGAAACTTTTTTGTAGCGAACAAGGTAGACTTAGAAAAGCCTACCTTTATTCTAACTATGTAATCGTTCACGCTTTTAGATATTCATCCATAAGCGATTGCTTACCGACTATGTCTAAGAGTGCTTTAGGAACAGTTCCATTTTTATTAAGTCCACCTTTGTTAGATAGTAACTCAATTAAATCGAAACATTTAGTGACATTATCAATCGCTTGAAATTTAGTAAATCTCTTAAACGTTCCTTTCTCATCAGTTGTATCTAATACCATAGCTGAGTATCTTCTCAGACCTTGTGGATTTTCTTTAGTTACGTTAGCAGATTTCATAAAGAATACTACTAGATTAGTACCTGCTATTCTCTCTGCTGATTTAAAGCCACCATAGTCTGATGACTTCTTTTGTTTAGGTTGAGATTTAGTTCCCATTACCTATCCTTTCACTAACACCATATAACATTATATGATTATTAATGAAGTCATTACACATTAGGTCAAGTGAGTTGGGGGGTGCCTTTAGGGGGGACACAAGGAACTTTACCAATGTGTTACCATTACGAAATAATTATAAACACAACACGAAGTGTAAAAGAACTAAACGAGATAAGAGATACTGTTCTGCATCGGAACAACAGCAGGGAACAACAAGACAAGACATAATAAGACAGAACACTTTAACATAGGGGGGGGATAAAACAAAACAACACAACATATAGTGTATGGAAACAAGAAGAGAGAGAGAAGAAAGATATACA